CACTCCAGAGAAACATGAGCAGTATTTGAAGGATATTGGGTTAATTAATAAATCAGAATAACATGGCAGAAGAGGCTAAAATGGCATTATTTACTTTTGCAATGGGATTTTTAATAATTGGAATTGGATTAATTTATAATTACTTTAACGAAAAATGACTGACATAATACAATACATTGAGGACAATGATCTCAAAGCACGCCACAGATATAGACACTACACTTACAAGCGTTTCTATCTTTACAACCTACTCAGAGAGGAGGGACTTACACTGTATGAGATAGCAGCAATGTTTAACAGAGATCATGCAAGTGTGATACATGGACTTAAGACTCACCATGATCTAATCTCAATTAAGGATAAAATATATCTTGATTATATTGAGGAGCTCATGTTAATCTTTGAGAATTATAATGAAGATCATAACCTTGTTGATGACATAATGAACTGTTTTTGTTTAAAACAATTACGAAAAATTAAATTCAGAATTAAGAATAATCTCTACAAAGAATTAAATTTGTAGTCCATACTGTTTTGATTAATTATTTGTTTGACCCTTCTGGCACTGCTGGAAGGGTTTTTTTGTGCCTATTTAGGTACTTAAGTACACATTTTCTCATGTATATCCCTTATATATTATTTTTTTTAAAGAAATATTTTTTTTCAACATCTATAAAATAGCAAAATAAAGTGTATTTGTGTACCTAATTTTAATGAAAACCTTATAAATAAAGGATTTTAATAGGTACAAATATAGGTACAAATAAAAAATTTTATAGATTTGTCATATTTATGGAATTTATTTTTAATTTTGTACAGGGGTTTGCGGTTAGCTGCCCAGTAAAAGGTTTGTTCTCGTTCCTTTCCCCCTATTTTTTTAAAACGAGATTAATAAAACGAGATTAATATGATTGTATCTATATTTAAAAAGGTAACTGATACCACCACTCCTTATAATAAGGATGTTTTATATTGCCTCCAAAGAATCAAGGAAGGAAAATCAAAAGAATTAGTTGACAAAGTAAGGTCATTTGCTACAAAGGATGAGCAAAAACCTTATAAGAATGAACTCCCTGGAGTGTGTTTCAATGGCACATTTACACATAGAAAAATATCAGGGCTCAATCAAAGGTCAGGATTGATAGTTTTGGACTTTGATGACATGGCTTATAAAGATGAGGCTAATCAATTCAAAGATGAGTTAATAAAAGATAACTATATATTCTCTGCATGGATATCACCATCTGGGAAGGGAGTAAAAGCTCTTGTTAAGATACCAAAGGAAGGTAACTTCAAAGGATATTTTGACTCATTAAGGTCATACTTTGACTCAGAGTATTGGGATAATACAGGAAGTAATATTGATAGATTTTGTTTTGAGTCTTATGATCCAGAGTTATACCTCAATGTAAACTCATTAGAATGGACTCAGATTGAAGAGCCTGACCTTGATGATATTGGTAACTCAGATGTTACAATACCCATTAAGTCAGATAATAGAATAATAGAAAACTTACTAAAATGGTGGGATAAAAAGTATGGCATGGTGGCAGGAGCTAAGAATAATAATCTTTTTATCCTGGCCTCTGCTTTTAATGATTATGGCATCAATAAATCTGAGTGTGAGAATGTGTTACTTAAATTTGATGAGGGAGGCAAGGATAAGGAGATACTTAAAATAATTAAAAGTGCTTATTCTAAAAGCTCACAGTTTGGCACTAAGTTTTTTGAGGATGCTATCTCAAAAGAAAAGATTGAGAAACAAATAAGAGCAGGTAAAAAAACATCTGATATAGTTAAGTCATTGCCTGAGTTCTCTCAAGATGAGATTGAGAAGTGTGTTGACTCTATAAAAGATACAGGTAACATTGATGACTTTTGGACTTACACAAAGCAAAATAAAATACAACTTAGCATCCATCAGTTTAAATTTTGGCTACAACAAAACAACTTTTTTAAGTACTTCCCAACTGACAGTAATACTTACACCTTTATTCGCAAAGAGCAGAATCTAATTGAAGAGACAAATGAGAAGAGAATAAAAGATTTTACTCTTAGCTCTCTTTTATCCAGAGAAGAGATAGGATTTCAACCTTATGACTTGATGGCAGGTAGTTCAAAGTATTTCACATCTGAATTTTTATCCATGCTTGATAGCTCAGAAGTTGATATGCTTGAGGATACTGCTGATAAGTGTTACTTATACTATAGAAACAGCTGTATTGAGATTACAAAGCAAGGAATTAAAGAGCATGAGTACATTGATTTGAATGGATATGTATGGAAAAAACAGATAGTTGATAGAGAATATAAAAAATGTGATCATCATAAATCAGAATTTAGAACTTTTTTATGGCTCATTAGTGGTAAGGACTCAGCAAAATACAATAGCTTTAAGTCAGTGATAGGATACTTGATGCATTCTTATAAGACCTCAGCAAATAACAAAGCAATTATTTTCAATGATCAGACTATTTCTGAGAATCCTAATGGGGGAAGTGGTAAGGGTTTATTTTGGAATGCTCTTGCCAAACTTAAGAAAGTATCCTCAATAGATGGTAAAACTTTTGAGTTTACTAAGTCATTTCCTTATCAGACTGTTTCAACTGATACTCAATTATTAGTATTTGATGATGTAAAAAAGCATTTTAACTTTGAAAATCTATTCTCATTGATAACAGAAGGTATTACTCTTGAGTATAAAGGTCAAGATGCTATCAAGTTACCTGTTACAAAATCACCTAAGATAGTCATCACTACAAATTACACCATCGGAGGAGTAGGTGGGTCATTTGAACGCAGAAAATTTGAGGTAGAGATGTCTGATTATTTTGGATACCACCGTTCACCTCTTGATGAGTTTGGCCACATGTTATTTGATGATTGGAATGAGGAGGAGTGGGCAAGATTTGATAGTTACATGATTAACTGCTGTCAATACTATCTTAAGAATGGACTTGTATCTCATGACTTCACTAATCTTGATGTAAGGAAGTTTATAAAAGAGACATCATTTGAGTTCTATGAATGGTCAAAAGATGACCATTTACCACTTAATACAAGGCTGTACAAAGATGAGTTGCATAGATTATTTACTGAGGAGTACACTGACTATACTAAGCTAAGTAAAAAGAAATTTACTCAATGGCTGCATGTATTTGCTGAGTATCATAAGTATAAGATTTTTGAAGGTAAAACAAATAATATCAGATGGATAGTATTTGAGAGTGATAATGTACAACCTCCTCAAGATGAGGATGTGTGGGATAATATTGAAGTAAAAACAGAAACACCATTTTAATATGAAACGAATAAACAAAGACAAACTCAATGCTCTAATGATGGAGCAGTTGAAACAGAAGTATCCTAACATGCCAGAGGCATACATACCAAAGACTGATTGGACAGATAACTCTGCTAATGCCTTGACAAAGTGTGTCATTGCTTGGATACAGTTCATGGGCGGTCAAGCTGAGAGAATAAGCTCACAAGGTCAGTACAGGGAAGGAGCTAAGATACCTGTTGGCTCTGGCATCATGGCACACACAAAACAGTTACCGGGCAAATGGACACCCGGACAGTCAACCAAAGGAACTGCAGATATTTCTGCAACAATCAGAGGGCGGTCAGTTAAGATTGAGATAAAATATGGAAAAGACAGACAGTCAGATGTACAAAAGGAATATCAAACCTCCATTGAAAGGGCAGGCGGTGTGTATATCATTGTGAGAACATTTGATGAGTTTGTGGTATGGTATGAACAGTTTACATTAGGGATATGAGTGCAAAAGATAAGGCAATAGAGTTAGTAGATACCTATAAATTTGTGTTATGGTCTGAAGATACACAATGCGGTGATGAAATACTATGCACTGGAATAGCAAAACGATGTGCATTGATAGCTATGGATGAGATGCTTGATTTTAGAAATGCCTTGTATATCAATGAGGGCAGTTTGGCTCATCAATGGCTACTGGATGTTAAACACGAAATTGAACTACTATGACATGGGAGGAAAATTACCTAAAAGGTAGGACAAAAAAAGAGGTGTTGCGTAGACTTAAGGTCAAGTTAAAGCACTACAGGAAGAAGTACTGTGAGAAGAGAGTTAAGGGGATTAATAATGAATCAACAGATAATTGTTAATAACTTTATTTTGTACTTATGCAATCTTTTATTAACTTTGATGCAATAAATAAAAACAGTATGGAAAAACAAATCAAAACAGCTACTGAGAAAATCAAGGAGCTGAATGAGTTGAGTAACACACTCACTCTACATCAAAAACTACACAGGGCAAAGTTAGCCATTGGCAAGGTAGTTAAAAACGCTATGAGCCATCATTCAAAGTATGCTGACCTAAATGCTATCATGGCAGAGGTTGAGCCTGTACTACTTGAGAATGGCTTAATCTTATTACAGCCTATCCAGGCCAACAGTGTAGTCACTCAGATCATTGACATTGACTCAGGTGCAATGATTGTATCTTGCATGGACTTGCCTCAAGGTATTACACCTCAGCAAATGGGTAGTGCAATCACTTACTACAGACGTTACACCCTTCAAAGTGCTCTCTCATTGCAGGCAGTGGATGATGATGGTCAACAGGCATCTAAGGAACAACCAACTGAGACTAAAAAAGAATCATTATCAACTGAACGTTTCAATAATGCTCTTGCTAAGATTAAGGCTAATGAGTACACAGTTGAGGAGTTGAAAGCTAAGTTTTATTTAACCAAAGAACAGGAGGCACAACTATGAAATGGAGGCCATCACAATTAGGTAAGCTCATGACTAACTCCAGGAGTAAGTCTGAGCTCTTGTCTGAGACTGCTAAGTCTGAGATTAGAAAAATTGCTAAGCAGGATTTCTTTGGATACAGCTCAGATATTAAGACTAAGCCAATGATTAAAGGAACTGATTGGGAGCAGGATGGTATTGACTTACTCAATGAGGTTCGTTTCACTAAAAAGTACACTAAGAACACAATCAGAGTAACTAATGACCTCATGTCAGGGTGTTGTGACATCTTACTTGATGAGGTGATCATTGACATCAAGAGCTCCTGGTCATTAGAGACCTTCCCGGCAACACCATCCGAAGGTGAGAACTCAGATTATGAGTGGCAGGGTAGAGCATACATGTGGCTGTATGATAGACCATCATTTGAGTTAGTGTACACCATGTATGATACAGATGATACTCTACTCAATGATTGGGATAACAAATCAATCCATAAGGTCAATCACATACCTGCACACCATAGGGTGACTGTGTTAAGATATGAGAGAGATACAGTCATTGAGGAACAGATTAAAGAGAGATTAATAGCATGCTCTGAATATTATGCTCAATATGTAAATGAATTAAATAATAAATAATGGAAACAATTTATCAAGTGACTTATGCAAAGATGCCTAATTCATTTACTTCAAATCAATTTGCTAAGCAATTAAGAAAAATTAAAGCACCAAAACATCTGATAGATCAACAAGCTAATTTTTTACATGAAAACTGTATACAAAGAGATACAAAAAGAACATGGATAAAAAAAAATAGTCAAGCAAAACTTCCATTTCAATCATTTTCTCAAAGAAAAGGTTGTGATCTTGCACCACACATTATCAAGGATGGTATCAAGGGCACTGTTACTATTGTTCCTCAAGGTAAAGAGAAAGAATTTATTGAAAGTACTAAGGTTGCATCACCCCGGCAACGTATAGAGTTTTGTTTTGGATGGGGATTTATTAATATTAAGTTTTAAGTTATGCCATTTGTAAAAGGAGATGTAAGAATAAACAAAACTGGAAGACCAGTTGGAAGTCAAAATAAGACTCCAAACAGAGAAAAAGCTGTTGAATTAACTAATAAAATAATTCAAGATTTGTCATTAAACTATGATAAATTAACAACAGAAGAAAAAATAAAATTACTTCAAGTATTCAAAAGATTATTTGATTTTAATACACATATTGAAACAATTGAAATACAATAAAAAATGGATATAAAAACACAAATAGTCACTCAGTTAGTGGCTGCATCTTTATTTGATAGAGAAAAAATGAATTACTTAATAGAATATTGTGATCCTGATCAACAACATAAACCTGATTGGGTTCTTGCAATTCAATATGCAAATATGGTAGCCGATGAAATTATTAACCAAACTACTCCAGAGATAGCGTTCCCTGAGAGAGTAATATAATACAATAACAATGTCAGATTCAACAATCAAAGGAGCTATCAAGCTCATCAATCCGATCAAAGTGATCAGTGATAAATTCTCAGTGAGAGAGTTTGTGGTAACAACACCGGATGCCAAGTATCCACAGGATATACTATTCCAAACAGTCAATGACAAGATGGACGTATTAGAGTCATTGGGTGTAGGTCAGCAAGTGGAAGTATCATACAATGTGAGAGGCAGGGAGTTCAATGGTAGGTATTACAATACTCTTGATGCATGGAAGGTTGAGGTCACAGGATCTAAGCCATCACAGCCAAGTACACAACCAATAGAATTAGACGATGACCTCCCGTTCTAAGACAGTCTACATCAAAGATGGTGAGACGCTCACTGACTCAATTAGAGCAGAGTTGTTTGATAAGCTATCAAGGAGATACAAGATAGTACATTTAGCA